ATCCCCTGACGGCAGCCGAATAAGATCCATCCTGATAGCCTAAGAAACCACTGACTACACCTGATCCGTAATCTCTGGTTCCACTTGCACCCGACCGAATGTTTGTCGAGCCCGTTCCTACCCACGCACCTAATGTGCCTTCAATAGAAGAATCAACTGTTTTTGCGTAATACCCATAGGAACTGTTACTAAGACCCGTGACGTTGGGAATCACTGCGTCTGCTCCTACTGCCGTCGATCCGGTGATGACAGGATTAAGCCTTAGTAGTGCGTCTGTGCTTGTGCCAGTGCCTCCAAATGTCGCTAGTAATGTATTACTAGAGTTATAAACCGCGACCTTATTAGAGACTCCCTTGTTGATCTCGACCCGCTGCGCCCCGCTTACGCCCGTAACTAATTCGCCCCTAAGATATGCAGCATTCGCATAGAGGTTTCCTGAAGGCTGATCAAGATACCAACCAGCGGTTCCAAAGTTTGTAGTTGTCGGTGGATTTGGCCCGTCGTAGTTATCGGACCTAATGCTTTGAAAGATAGACGCGGCAATCGGGCCTGTCCACGCTGTTGAGTTAGCCGAAACACCGTCTACCGTGACTGCATTGGCGTTATAGCGTCCTTGTATGTACCAAAGAACTTGCCCGATAGACACCGCGGGAGTCGATGAGGACCAGCCACTAGGAGCCGCTGATCCAGAGGTCGGAGTCGTAAAGGTTGGTGCGGCAGCGCTTTGTGACTGAACAAGATAAGCCGTTAGCGCGGCAATCCCTACTAAGCCCGAACTACCCGTGGGCCCCGTTAATGATGCCCCGGTAGGGCCAGTGGCTCCGCCTGCCCCGGTCGGCCCTGTCGGTCCGGTGGGCGTAACTGGAGTCCAATTTAATACCGAGCTTGTTGCAGAAAGAGCGCTTTTTGCAGAATCATTTTCGACAGAGAAAGCGAAGTAATAATTTCCTGCGGACAATGTGATGTTGTCGAACTTAAAACTTGATGAGTTGGCAAACGTAGAGCCATTGGAAAGAATCGCTGAACTCCATACCTTCCAATCCGTAGCAGACGGGCTTGCAGAGGTCGTGTAAAACAATGTGATCGTCGTTACCCTTCCGACTGCTGGCATCGTGCAAGTAGCCGAGAAAGTAGGAGGAGCTGTCGAAGGCGATAGATCGCCAATAACCGGAGCATTTAGTGAAGAAAAGTAATTAGGGCTCGGCAGGCTTGAATTGGGAGCCGCGGTAAATGCGGTGATGCTCGCATCGTCGTAGACCACCGCGTTGTACTCAGAAAGCTCTAGGCTTGCGCCGAGGTTGCCATCATCGACAGTCGCCTCGGATACCTTCATCACTCTAAATAGTTTATTCGTCCATCCGTAGTCGGCATTTGTAATATCAACCACATCACCCGCGTCAACCTGAATGCCGGGGTAAGTGGAAGTGATCGTGACAATCAAATCCTCTCTAGCCTGCTCAAGCCTGCGGTTTCCTAAATACTGAGCCTGAACAGAGTCGTTCGTAAACTCTAAAGTAGTTGTCTGTCTATTGGGTGGTTCGTTGGGATATAAGAGACCCGCAGGAGTCTCCATATAAACCAGATCCGGCTGATCTCGATTTAGTTTGGAAGGAAACTCAATCTGAATCTGGTTGATCTGTTGATTGATGTCTGTAGCAGAGACTCTAATCTCACCGATAAGATTTGTATCGTTAAATGAGAAGGTCGAGCTTTCTGCTTTGTTAATAACAATCGACCAAAGGCCTGAAGCCGCGTTATATGCCATCCAACTATCTGAACACTCCAGCATCTTCTCGACGTTCTCAAGCACCGGCCTTCCTGTGTCGACTACGCCGTTGATTCTATAGCGGGCTTGCGTAGCTGATCCACCTCCTGCTGGTGTGTATGTGATTGTCTGGTCGGAGTAAGTATTAAGAGCCGTCGCGCTTGTAGAGTCCACTAGACCCGTCATGCCAGCGCCATACCTTGTATCGGTCATGTAGTCGTACCAGACATCTCCGGGCTTCGCTACAGATCCGCCTTTAGGGTAATGCTTGCAATAAAACGTGATTGGCAAAAGCCCGGTTGTCCCTGCGTCAGTGTTGTAATTCAGTTTGACAATCGCAAAGGCGAGTCCGTTCATCTGCCGTCCAGATGACGGCCAGCGAAGAGAAGCTGCAATATCAGAGCCACCCATAAAGACATTAGGTGCGGTTCCGTTTATTGGCGTAATAACGCCAGCGTTTGTAGACGTGTAAAGGCTTATGTATAGCTTTCCGCTTATCTTATCGTCGACATTTGGAGGCGTGGCTCCATCAGTAAGAGAAATAACTTTTGTCTGATCTGTTCCGTCAAACGTTACCAGTTGATCTCCGTAGTAAAACTTTGATCGGTCAAAGGAAAATGTAGCGCTTGCGTCTGATGAGATAGAACTGATCGCAAGAACGTAGTACATCGTCTTTTGATCGATCGACAATACTGCATCGACAAAAACGCCACCTAGCCACGCATCACCATAAACGACAGGGATTGAGTTGTTGTTAGCTGGAGGGACCTGTTGCCTTGCGCCCGTGTCTTGAGAATTCGGAGGTTTGGATCCAAAAACTCTCGTGACAACAAAAGAAACCGCAAAATTGATTGCCGCCGCAGTAGCGTAAAACGCAAAAGTCCCTGCCGTGAAAAAGTAAGCTGCAATAATTGATCCGGGCATGATTTACTCTCGAAAGAAGGTAGCTTGCAAGGGCTTGTATTTGTATCGTGTGTAGTCAATGTCAGGACTAGATGGCATGAGGCTTGTGCACACAATGTCAACCCGCTTAGAGTCCAACATGTATTGAGCAAGTTTGTTGAACCTCAACCAAAGTCTGCCACCGAGACTTGTGTTCCTGTACTCAGGCATGACCCACCACGCTACCTCGTGAAGCTCTCTGACGTAGCGATTCCAAAAGTTTCTTGTGATGTACGCAGCAAGGAATCCGTGTAGGTTGTCATCAACCAAAACAAATCCTCTGCCGTGAATCATCTGATCGAAAAGGTTTCGGACTTGCGGTTCGTTTTGATTGTGCTTTAAGGCTTCTATGCCTGCCTCGTCTGCATACGCCTTCATCATCTCAATAAGATGAGGCACATCGTATTTTGTCGCTTCTCTCATCCTGCTTGACTTATATCGTTAGGGTCGGGTAATTGGGTATCTGACTGTGAGCCAGACTTAGGAGGAGCTCCAAAGTCAAAGTATTGACCGGAAATAGCTGCGACTCGGCTCATGCTCGCGTCGGATGCATAGCGCTGTTGCCACGTCGTAAGATTGGTTTTTATTCCTGCTATTCGGTTCTCAAGAATCGACCGGAAAGAAGAACACGATATGGAACACGTTGCAGTCCTGCTTCGTGCGTTCTCGTCCCAATCCTCCGTAATAGACATGTTTGAGACGATGCCCTGATAGCGCTTAAAAAACTGCGTTGTCGGGCTTGTAATAATTTGATAATTAGAGTCAAAGAATCCTCGCCAGATCTCGACAGTAGAGCCTTTGATGTTTGAGCCTAAGACCAAAGAAATATTTGTCGGGTCGATGCCTATAAGGCTAATCACCATATCTATTGAAGTCGCCTTGATCTCACGATTCACCGCCCCAACAGACAAGAGACTTCCGAGGCTTGTAAATGAAATGCCGCCCGCAACAACTGGAGCCGCGGCATTGCAAAATGTATAAGTCGCCGTTGATGTTGTAAGACGTACAAATTCGCCGTGTGTGATGGTCGCGCTATTTAGCGCTGTCATTGGTGTTGTCATTGGACGTTCTCTCTGAAAACAAAGTCGGCATCCCAATCAACAAAAGCACCATTTGTCATCGGTCTTAGTGTGTAGGTTGGGCAGATCTCAGCAACGACAGAGAACGTGCAGGAAGCCCCTACAGCCGTCAACGTGCCGACAGTGGGAGTTCCTATGATCGGCCTGTGCAATGTCGCGTTAACGGTCGATCCTGAGCCTCTCAAGACCTGTGTGGTGATCTTGTAAGGGTAATTTCCTAACTGAATAAAATCACCAGCCTCAAAAACTACTGTGCCGCTTCCCACGGATGGTAAATTTCCTATGGCAATGACTGTGGCGTTCCCTGCCGGTAGCGAAGCAAGTGTTAGCGCTGAAGCCTGAGCCGAACTGAGACCGCCCTTGTATTCCGTGAACCACTGAAGATTTGTGGTGTTAAACGTGATGGTCGCTGCATTTTGTCTATCTAGATTGTCAATCGTCTGGATGACATCCCGAACTTGAGGGTAATAGAGATAAGCATGAGGCTTGACTGTGAACACCCACGGAACCGAGGTCACATATTGAGCCGTCCTTACTTGCCCTGATCGTGAGTATTGCTGACCTACCATCCTTCGGTTGTTAACCGTGATGGACTGAGAAATGTTTAGGATGGTCTGAAAGCTCATGCTCGGCCTCTAGGTGATAGTGATTTTTGAGCGTAGGCGTTTGCCGCCCAGACCGCTCGATTACTGCCCATGATCCGATCTTCAAAAGACTTAACGTCGATAGCTTGAATGTTGTAGTTAACAACCGTGGAGCCTGCTTGAGCCATCATGCCGTTAGGAACAATCGTTCCGCTTGCTTTAGGAACAAACAGCTCAGGTCCTTTTTCACCGACGATATAAGGCTCACCAGAATTAACCGGGCCACCGTTAGCCCGAAACATATTAAAGAAACTGCTTAACACACCAGCGCTTGCATTTGATTTAGGGAAGATCGCGTCAAACAAGTTATTCAGCGCTCTTGAGGCAAACTTTTGCAGCAGACTAGAAAGCACATTCTTAAACGCGTCAGAGGCTTTTCTACCTGATGCAAAAGCACCGACGATCTCAGCGCCTAAGCTCTTAAACCCATCCCGCAAATCCTCAAGCATTAGCTCCATATCGGTTTTTCCGGGCTTCATTGCTTTTGTATAGTCTTCAAATGCCTTACCTAAGATCATGTAATACTCTTTGGCATTAACAAAGCCTTTTTCAAATGCCTCATCAAGACTCTGCACTCGATTCTCAAGTATTTGTAATGGTGAAAGAGCACCATCTACTTGCTTTCTCCAATAAGCCCATTCATCAGCATCTTTGGCTAATTTCTTGCCCGCGCTAGAGATTTCGTCGACAAAATCTTTGACAAGCTCCTTACGGTCAGCGCCCATCGCTTTTTCGGTCTCGGATTTGATCTTGTCAAAAACGTTTTCTATCGTGTC